ATCAGGTATAGATTCATATGCATATCTAACCCTGTGCATAATTTCTTGAGCACCATCATATTTGTTAGATGCAATAAGAATAGTTGCATCATCATTGAACATGGCATACCAAAGTAGATATCCAGCTGCAACAGTAGTCTTTCCCATTTGACGACTAACCATGTTCACAGACTTTCTATATGTATGATACATATGAATCAAATCAACCTGAAAATCATATAATGCCAGCTTTTGCCTACCTTGCGTAGGATGCTGAATATACATGAAATTCTGAATGAAATATTCTGGCCCGTTTATTGGATCTAAACAAGCCTTTAATTCATCTATTTGTTCCTTGGTATACGATACTTTGGTATAAGCACGTTTTACAAGTTTATCATCTTGGTAGATTGCCATATTTACATAAAGTCGGAATCACTACGCTCCGGTTCGTTATGATCTTGTTCGGGCGGATCGATATTTTCAACCTTCTTATCAAATGCCGGACCTAATAATCTTTGATATACAACTGGATCCAATAATTGTTTCATAACATCAGGACCGAGAATATTTTGAGCATCTCTAAGATACAAATCTTCATTGTTTATATAAAATGCCATACCGTCTGAAAATTCAACAGAACTTACTTCTATGACTCCCACCTCTGGACGATAATCCGATGAGTATGTAATACTATCGGTTTTATGATTCCATCCGGTGGGGTATTCGTCGTCTTCCCAAGAGATAGGCGCTGCGGCCTTTATATCAATGTCGAAGGTAACTTTTACCGTTGCGCCCTGGAGATTAATAGCTGTGCCAGACGCGGTAACGCCACCGTCGAGAAAAACTCCATCATCGGTGGTATAAAAGTCTCCGCCTATATCTTTTATAGACAGATTAGAGACTAATTGACTCTCGGTTAACTTTTTTTTTTGACTTGATTCTTTCAAAAAGTTTCTATAGCCATAAACAAGTTCTTTATGAACTTCGGCAACCTGCATTTTCTTCTGTTCTGGGTTATCACCTTGACGTGCTCCAGAAGGACCAGTTGCTCTTACAACAGGACTATCGGCACCATTTGGAAAATAATCATTACCAGATGCATCATTGATATCATCATAACCGTTTTGGAGATCAAATGCTTCTTCGAATTCCTCTGGATCACCATTATAACCATAATCTTCATCGGATCCGTGTCCTGCTGATGCCATAGCTGAATCAAAATCTCCATCCATTGAGTCATCGGGTTCACCATCGTCGTGACCAGCATGAGCCATTAGCGCACTGTGAATAGCGTCAAGTTTTTCGGTGTCGTCTCCTGCCTCATCATGCCACGACATAATAACAGTTATGGCCTCTGCTGGATCAACAAACGAGGACATCATCTCATCATATTGTGCTAATGCATCGGCAATTGAATCATCGTGCATACCTATTCCTTCTTCCATAGCACATGCAATAACAGCATCGGCCGGATTTGTTTGTTGGCAAGAAGCTACGGCAGGAACACTCTCTTCCATCTCACAGCTTTCCTCTTCTTTGTGTTTCATAGCATTACTAAGTTGTTTTGTGCCAGTATCAGCAGCATTGAATTCTTTGGCTACACTTGTATCCATTCCTACTTTATTAGCAAATGCCGGATCATGTGCTGCTGCTGCCATAAAACGAGCTTGCTTTTCTGAAGTAGATTTTTCTTCAAGATTGCCGCCGATACCAGGCACAGCCATTACACCTTCCATGAGGTTAATCATTTGTCTCATACTTTTCATTATAGAACCCCCACTTTCATTAAGTTAGGCTTCTTAATGCGACCGAAAAGCCCGACGTCATCTTTCTTTAAATTCTTAGGATCATTAAATCCATCATAGCCCTTAGGCAGTGTAGAGTGGTCGGTTTTAGCTGCAGGGCTTAGTGGGTTATCGACTGTAACCATCTCACGTTCCTTACGGACTTGTTCTAGCTCCTTAAGGAAACTTGTATTGTATTTCTCGCCATAAGTTTCTGCTGCTGCTCCGTCAGTCTGTTCATAATCACTGCCTAGTCTTGTCTTATATTTCTTTCTATATTCTTCCGAATTTCTGTCTAGATATAGATCAGTCTCAATCTGACGTGGATCATTTTCTGAATATACCGCTAAAAGTGCAGGAGAAATGCCAACATTATTGCAAATGTATATTCTCAGAAAATCAAGTGATCCAGGGTATCCTAGTACCAAATCACAGATGAATACTGCTGTATTCTTTACATTGGGAAAGTCTAGTGGACTTTCTTGAATTGGTGTTTTTCTAAATGACGATGCTGATTTTAGGTCATATTTAGCAAGCGATGATTCAAGCCTGTCAATCATATCATCGGTCATTTCATTTACGGCGAACTTCAAGACATATTTGTATTCTGTCTTTACTTCAGCAACGTAAGTGGCAAATGATTTCTTTTCTGTCATATAGTGACTCCAGTGTTACGACTATTTATCAGAAGTTTCTGATTTACTGGACACTATATATTTTAGAAGCTCATTCCTATCAAATTCTCCACCACCCGATAACTTCCTATTACCATTTCCCTGATCTATGTCAATCTGTTCAGCACGAACCTTCTTAAGTTGAAGTTCAATCATCCTTAATTTCTTTTCAGCTTTAGCATTCTTTGCTTCTAGCGCAGTCTTTAGCATTTGCCCGGCAACTTCGTAAATCTTTCCTGCATGAATATCTGGAACATTACCACCTAATGCGATAAGATCATCGAAGGTCTTAACTGCTTTGTAGGCAATTGTATCCATTTCACTATCATGCATATCCAAACCTATTACCGTAGGCAAGGCATGATCAACCTTTTCAGCGGTAGTCAGGGATGTATAAATCTCCCTTGCTTCCACCATTAGTTGTTCTTTAGTTTTAACAGGCAATTCTTCATCTACCAGCTCTTCAACAGGGGGTAGATTAAAAAATTCTTCCATTTTGCGTGTGATTTTAGGTACCTCTCTTATGTCTGTGATAACTAACTAATTTAGAAAAGGAATTAAATATTTCGTTAAACCCGGAATCATTCACATTATATTTCTTCATTATCGTCGATGATATTTCCAATAATCTCTCAAATTCACTATCGTCCAATAATACATTATTATCTATCACCAAATTTATAGTATGTATAAGTTCATTTCTTTCATTTTCGAGGTACCTTGTCGTGATATTAATTGTTATTTCGATTAGTCTCATGTCTCTCTATTGCACCCTTTAATATTTTGTTCATTTCTTTGAGACAATCGAGTTGTCCTTGCAGTTTTTCCTCGTAAGATAACTCAATACTTTCGTCAATTTCATCTTGTTTTTTATTATTTTTTTCAATCATATCATTAAACCCTGTAATCTTAAATTCTGTATCTTATCTTTTTTTTCTATATCGGTAGATAATCTTAAAAAGTCCATCCTTTATATAAATTTTTATCCTTTTCCCTTAGGATTATTGAATATATTCGACTCCGTCATTACTCTAAAACTCATACCATGATGTTTAGCAAACGCATGTGCTGCTGCCCATTTATAGGTATTCAATGCAACTGCTGCCTTAGCCCTTTGCGACTTTGCCTGTTCTAGGAAAGTTTCCTTGGCTGGCTTTACTTCGATAATCTCTGCCTTCTGACTACCTTTAGCGTCCACATAAGTAACCACAAAATCTGGCACGTACACGGTATATTTACCAGTAAAGGGATTCTGATAGGGAATTTTTAGGGGTTCGCTTGCCCAACTAGAAATATTGGGGTTTACATCAAAAAGTTGCATAACCTTAAATTCCCACGAGGAACGAAAGATTATAGGATAGACACCAACGTATTTGCTGGGATTTACAGGTTTATAATGTCCTTGGACATATGTTCTACTCATGCTAATGGATCTAAAATTACCAATTGAGGCCGTGTTCCGGTAATACGCCACATAATATTTCCACCATGGAGATCGATGACAAACCCGCCCTCATTCTTTATCTGAAAAATTAATTGTAATGCTTCTTTTAATTCTGGATCTTTTATATCACTTATTGGAGATCGATAGTTCGTTATTCTGTCTAACTTTACATGTATCATTTTGCCGGCGTCGGCGTCACCATATGGATCAGATAATTCTTTTATAAACATATCATCATATAATGATCTCATTAATTCATCATTATCAAATATCTTGTCATTGTAAAATGATACCAATCTTTCAATATTTGCTCTATAGGTTAATTTTCCATTTTTATCTTTCATAATCTTTAAATCGTGAATTCTTGGAAAATAAGGATTATCGGAATTTAAATTATGAATTGCATTTAAATAAGTTAAATATCCATCTTCTTCTACGTTTTCAACCGATGATAAACTTCTTATAGAACCGGCCCTGGCAACTTTTGTGACCTGATTCTGTCTTTTACTAGATGGTAGTTCATATGCAGTTCCAAATTCACCGGTGCCAGCCACATCGGAACCAGGTATATTACTAACCTTATTTTTATATTGCTGGACACCCCTACTACTTTGTATCGGAGTAAAATTAATTAATTCGTATAATTTCATTTAAGACCTTATCTGTCTTGCCTGCAAACTATACCTATTATCAATAGAGGTAACAATTCCCACCTGATTGCCAGGGTCTCGAAGATTATTGAATGCTCTATAAGCATTCTCGGTAAACATTACTCTACCTGCTGAATCAGTCTGCTCTAATAATGCTGGTGTGCTAACACCCGTCATAGTTGCCATATCAATCGCTAAACCTGCCATTGTATCTGCGTAAAGCGGTCCTATACCACGTGATAAGAAATAACACTTTGTTGAGTTATATGTATTTGATGAATAATTACCAACTACTCCACCGCCAAGGTCGGCCTGCAATACAGATCCAGCACTAGGAAAAGTAACAGATCCAGTATCATACTTGAAAGTATTTGTTGGAACACCATTTAGTATCTTAACTGTTCTTTGTGTTCCTAGATTTGTAAGCATCTGGGAACTAAAACGCCCGATGGTTGCGAGATTATTATTAGCCACCTGG